CTTAGATTATGTAAGATGTTATACCCTATTAAGTGGGAAGAACATTATCTTACACTCTCGAAAGTAGTAGAGATGGAGCGCATCTAATGTGGAAACTAGCATATCAAGGTATTATCCAAGGTCCCCCAGTAGCGATGGGGAGGCCTCGGATTACCAAAGCAGGAAGAGCCTATACTCCGAAGAGTTCTAGAAGTTACAAGGATGCAGCAGTAAAGAACCTTCGAGCATCTTGCGGAGAGGATTGGATTCCTCTCGATGGGATATTTAAGGTTACGGTATCTTTTCTCCATCCTCGAACCAAGAGATTATATCTCAAGCGAGGAGAACTTACTGCGGGTAGAATCTGGAGGCCAAAGAAGCCAGATATCGATAATCTGCTTAAGATGGTGCTCGATTGCATTACTCAATCCGATATATGGATAGATGATAATCGAGTAGTATCTCTCTCTTGTGAGGATATGTACTGCGGAGCCAATGAGGAAGCCCATACCCTATTCTCTATCTATACTTGGAGCAGTGAAGATGGAACCGAAGTATAAGATATCTCTCTTCGATAGTCACTACGTAAGAGAGCCCCAGCAAGTAGAGGTATCCCTTCGTAATCTTGCCAAGGCTCTGATGATGCCTTCGAAGCCCTTTCCAGTACGAGAAAAGAAGAGCCTCCCACTCTGGAGCCCTACTATCTTTGCTGGTAATCGAAGCGGAGCCAATGCGATAGAGATCTCCTGCCTAGTATTCGATCTCGATGATGGTACGGACTGGGGCTGGAGATTGGGCTGGGATGAATACCACTACATAGCCCACACTTCTTTCTCCCACTCTGAGCAGGTGCATAAGTGGAGAATAATCCTACCCTTGGAGGAGCCTGTAATCGCTACAGATTGGAAGCGAGCCTCTCAAGCTGCTAAGCAACTATGGGATAAGGTAGTGGGGGAAGGAGAGCCCGATTCTAGTGCCCTTACCGATTGCGCTAGAATGTATTATCGGTTCGCTACTCCAGCAAGGGGAGATAACCATCTCCAAGCAGCGAAAGCGCATAAGGGTTCTAAGTTCCTTCGATTGGATTACTCCCATATACCGAAGGAAGAAAAGAAGCCTCGGTATCATAGATGGGTAAGCAGAAAGCCAGGAGCGAAAGTAGGCATCGAGGCTCTATTCCATAATCCAGAATTTAGAATGGGTATAGCATCGAAGGTCGGAGCCAGTATTAATGGTAACGTAGCTAGAGATATTATATGCCCTCAATGCGGTAAGAGAGAGGTTTATTTCTCCATCGATCCCTCTCTCCCTCATGCGGTCTTATGGCCACACTGTAACCGAGCAAATAAATGCCAATGGTGGGGAAGATTGGAGGATCTAATATGAGCCAGAACGAAGTAATCCCTAAGGGCTGTACTGATTTTGGAATGTGGATATTCCGAGAGGCTGCTAGGAAGGATTGGAAGTTAGTACACTTAGCAAATAAGATCGGAATATCTGAAACTACCCTTAAAGGATATATGACTGGGGTACGGTATCCGAAGATCGATACCTATCTAGCCCTCTGCGAACTGTTCTCAGATAGCCCGGAGGAACTATGGAAGATTATCCAAAGAGGATTCCAGAAGATGCCAGAGTATCAATTCACTTACAGAAGGCTTCGATATCGAGCCAGTAAAAAGAAGAACAAGAAAACCAAATAACCCAATAACAAAAAAATACGGAGGTACAATGTATTTTAATCTATGGGTGCAGAAACAGATAGAAGATCTGCAAATCACGAGAAAAGAGATCTGTAACACTACAGGCCTTAGTTACTCATCGTTAAATACTTCAAAGAAGTTTATGCCAAGATTATCTAATCTTGTGTTAATCTGCGAAGTACTGATAGAACTCAAGCAAGGAGATCGAGCCTGCTTAGATGCCATGCTCTTAGAAGCGATCAAGGCCAGCAGTAAAGATTATCGTTACGCAGTAGAACGAATGGAGAAGAACCAATGAACCAACAGATGAAGAAACTATTAGCCCTAGCAGAAGAGATGGGGATCAATGCAGAATACAAGTTCGCTCCAGAAGGTGCAGATATTGATACTTGGGATCTCTTAGAGAAACGAGATGCGAAATACGATAAGGAAGGAAACTTGGTAGCACCTCCGAAGCCCTATGCTAACCGCAGTAACATCGCAAAGATCTTGGAGAACGATCCGGAATATCGTAGCCTATGCTATAACGATCACTCTAATAAGGTCAAGTGGAAGGATAGAGAACTCTGGGACCCAGATCTCGAGGAGATTGGCCTGCATATCGAAAGAGCCTATCGAATCCGATACCCAAGCGCAGATATCAAACGAGCAGTACTCCGAGTAGCCCATCAGAACTTAGAAGAACCTATCCACAATTGGCTCCGTAATCTTCCGGAGTGGGATGGGGCTCCTCGTATTAGGCATCTTTTTCATACTGTATTTAAGGCTGCACGCATCGAAGGCTCTGAAGCAATAATTATGGAGATGAGTAAGAAATGGGTTATCTCTTTGGTAGCTCGTATTATGCAACCGGGTTGCAAGATGGATACCTTCCTCGTACTTTGTGGAGAGAAGGGATTGGGCAAGAGTACAGGACTCAAGGCTCTAATCGGAGATGCTTGGTTCTCAGATAGTCCCCTCGATATCTCCAAGAAGGATAGCCTCGAACTTATCCACAGTACGGAAACTTGGCTCTGGGAACTCGCAGAACTTCACTCTCTACAGGGTAGAACTGCGGATAACTTCAAAGCCTTCATATCTTCCGCAGAGGATAAGTTTAGACCCAGTTACCAGCAATTCCCGAAAGCCTATCACCGGAGAGTAGTGTTTGCTGGAACTTCGAATAACTATCAATTCTTATCTGATGGTCCGGAGCGCAGAGTCTGGCCTATTACAGTCACTCAGCAAGTAGATCTTTCTTATCTCCATACCCACAGAGAGCAGATCTTCGCTGAAGCCCTCCACGAGTACGATAACGGAGCAATATGGCATCTGGAATGGCAGAGCCAAAGAACTCTAAGCGAACTACAGGAAGCTTACATTATCGATGACCCTTGGGCTATGAAGGTGAGAGAGGCGCTCATAACAGGAAAAAATACAACCTCTCAGATGATGGAGTTCCTTGAGCTTCCAGTATCTCAGCAGCATGTTGGTAATGCTCGGAGAATAGCGCAGATCTGTAAGGAATCGGGATACAAGCAAGTTATTCGAGATGGTGTTCGGGTATGGATTAGAAAATAATCCTTGTATACTAGCCTCGAAAGATCTATAATACTTTCGATTGGTTTATGAATTGGAAATGGTTGGAGAGCTCTGGGTTATGCCTGGGGCTCTTTTTCTGTTTAGATCTCCCTGCAGAAGTCAAATGATACTTGAGATCCAGTAAGCAAAGTAAACCAGATCGCTCCGTATCCAGTAAAAAATACAGATAATAACAGATAGACAACAGATAATAACAGATAGGTTAATCTGCGATAGTGCTCTACGTACCGAGCCAAAGTAACAGAAACACCCTAAAAAAGAGCATCGAGTAGTATAGAGAATATATTTTATCTATCTTTTTATATTATATATATATATAAGGGGCTCGAAGTACCCACAAAGTAGCATATCGAGCCCGCAGTATCGAAAGAGTAGCAGATTTACCTATGTGTATTCTATCTGTTTTCTATGTGTTTCTATCTGTTGTCTAGAGATCGGAGTGCTCTTTTAACCCATGCTCTTCCCGGAGTACCACCCCACAGAGCCCAAGCGATAGCAGCTTTACTGGTCTTATCTTGTCTAGCCTTGGCAGATCCTTCCGCTTCTGCATGCCTAGCGAACCAGGCTGCCATTAGTTCGAGCTGCTCTTTATCCACTTCACCGGAGGCAATTCTTCTAGCGGTTCGCATCCCGGTTCCGGGTACTCGCTTCCCTTTATCATCTTTGTAGGCTGCTCTCTTACTCATTGGCAGAGAGAGATTATAATCGATAGCTCGCTGGGCTAGCAATTGGATCTCTCTGGGGACTTTTACTGTAGGCATATAGCCTCCTATTGTGTTATGTTATTGATATGAAAATGAAAAGATTTAATAATACTCCTCCCTCTATCGATGGTGCTAGACTAGCCCATCTCTTTCCCGGTATCGAAATCGAGGAAGAGTTTAAGATTGAGGAAGCGCAGAAGATACTTAAAATCGAAATTGAAGAGATGCACGATGCTATCTGCTGCAATGAGATCGGAGATACTTCCATTATAACAGTTAATGGAGAGGTTTATATCGTTGCCAAGTGGGATGCTCATGGAGTAGATCTTACCTTCGAGAGAGAAACCTTTCCAGCCTTGGGATTATTTGGAGCAGTACTTACTACTGTAAACATACTTCGAGGGCATAACGGAGAAGAGGATAGCGAGGATTATGGCACGATCTAAGAGCGATAATCTTCTGGTTCGATACAAGATTACCAGATTAATCCGAGAGGGCTATAAGTGGGAGCAGGCTGCAGCGATCGCTCTCAGAATGTATAGAGATGGAGAACTCCAAGGAAGCAAGCCCTACGAGAAGCCAAAGAAAAGAAAGAAGAGAGAAGAGCGCAGGAGAGATCGCTTCAGAAGATAATCCCCAGCAAGTAGAGGTACAAAGATGGGACAGTTCAAGAAACTATTAAGAAAGTATATACAGAAGATCGGAGTTAACGTAGTTACCTTCTCTTCTGAGATTGGAGTATCGAGTTCTACCGTATACAATTGGCTTAACGGAGTAACGATTCCAGACTTGAAAACATTACTACAGTTAGCGGATCGATTAGAAGCTCTCACTGGTGAACAGTACGAAGAGATCTTAATCAAGTTAGTAGTATCAATTCCTCGGAGGTCAGATGCGTAAAGATCCTAGCATTAATCTCCATCTCGGATGCTCTTTGGAAGCTATGCGAAGTATGAAGGATAACCAATATGATCTCGCTATCGTAGATCCTCCTTATGGAATCGATAGCTCTAGTACTTTTCATGGAAGCGGAAAACTCCGCAATAGAGTTCTTAATACCGATAATAAGATCCAAAGATGGGATACTGCACCTTCTCCGGAGTACTTCGAGGAACTCTTTCGAGTATCCAAAGAGCAGATAGTATGGGGAGGTAACTACTTCGATCTTCCTCCTACTCGTTGCGTAATCGCTTGGGATAAGGTGCAGCCTTGGGAGAACTTCTCGGGATGGGAGATGGGATGGACTTCTTTTAATAAGCCAGCTCCTCTATTCAAGTTCGATAATAGAACTGGAGGAAAGATCCATCCTACCCAGAAACCTATCGAGCTCTATAAGTATTGCTTAGAGAAGTTTGCTTCTCCAGGAGATAAGATACTGGATACTCATCTCGGATCGGGTTCTATCGCTTGCGCTTGCTGGGATCTCGGATTCGATCTAGATGCTTGGGAGATCGATAAAGATTACTTCGAGAAAACAGTAGCCAGATATACAGAGCACTCAAAGCAGAGTAAACTATTCTAAGAGGTAGAGATGGAGATAAAATTATTTGCTTGCCCAATCGGAAGAGAAACCGATATCGAATACATGCAAGAGAAACTAGCAGAACTAGACCCAATCTATATAGCGGTAGATCTTAATGAGATGCTTAATAATGGAACTTCCAGAGATGAGATACTCGAACTTGTATCTAGATATCAGCAGGAGGGTAACTGTTATCTTAATATGATGATGCCAAAGGATAACGAGTTCTTCTATACTGATGATTGGTTACGGGATCTCTATCGAGCTTGGAATAGTTACACTGGGGTCTTCTGGTGGACTCCTACCCTAGAGATGGAAGCCCGATTGGCCACCCCTTAGGGCATGTGTACCTAGGGTACCCCCCCCGCACTTCACTCACCGCGAGATTTTTTTGATATTGGTTAATTTTTACAGAAAAAACAGGATATACGATGCCGAAACCGAAGGGAAGAAAGAGCAAGTTCACAGCTCCAGTAAAGAAAAGAATAATCGAAGCTCTCACCGCAGGTACTACTTATGAGATCGCTGCTCAGTATGCAGGAATCTCTCGCTCTACTTTGTACGAGTGGATTAAGAAGGGAGAGAAGGAAGATAACGGAGCCTATCGAACTTTTTACGACAATATAAAAAAGGCAGAAGCAGAGGGAGCAGTAGTACACCTCGGAACGATAGCCCAGGCTTCCAAAAAAGATTGGAAGGCTGCTGCTTGGCTTCTTGAACGTAGGCATGGATACTCGAAAGAAGGGGTAGTTAAGCCCAATGAGGAGATTAAAAGCAAGCCTCTTCCATCCAATATGCTAGAACTTCTCCGGGACCAAGCGCAGGAACTTCGAGTATCAATCTCCAAAGCAGAATCGAGCCAATCTTGGCAAGCCTACGCAGCCCTCCAGAGGCAGCTCCTCCAAGTAGTCCAGCAGATAAGACAGATCGAAGCCGAGGAAGGTATGGGGGATGAACTCGAAGGATTAACCGATGAGCAACTTCTAACCGAGATTACTTCTGCTATTGTATCTCTACCTCCAATCCTAAGACAGAGATTAGAGGGAACGATTAGCCAGATCGATAACGTTATCCCGATGCCAAAGGTGAAGAAATGACAGTAATACAAATTGTACTTATCTCAGCGATGGGAGGCTCTCTTTTAACTAGTGGGGTTCTCATAGCCCTCGATAACAAGAGTAAGAAATGGGAAGATTTCTCTACTTCTCAAGCCGAAGTTATCAACAATCTATCAACACTACAGAGCGAGATCCAGAAGGGAGAACTAGAGATACAGAAATCTCTAACCGCTCCGGATCTATTGGAGATCCCTTGCTCTTCTGAGTATATGGCCAATAATGGAGAGGGCCTCTGCAGAGAGATGTTCTGCAGGCTCCAAACGAGAGAAGGAGATGGGGCTAGCCAATCGGAGTGTGAGGAGATTGCGAACCTCAATAATACAATCTCGATTATCGAAACTTGCAAAGCAAACGAGATGGAGATCGATAAATGCTTAAAAGTACTCGATACGAGAAAATAGATCGATATTGTGATATATGTACTTGCGATCCTTGCGATTGCGATGGGGTATGGGATGAATTTCGGATTATGGGTACAGATGGAGCTACACCAGCACGAGAAAAGCCTCTCTTGGCTAGCTGGCAGGATAGGCTCGCATCCTTCTCTCTTGTGCAAGTGGAGAGCAGGCTTATCGAACCCAAAAACAGAGTACTTCTTTCTGGTATGCAAGGAGATCTCCCTGCTCAGAAGGGAACCGATAGAGAAAACCATCCGAGAGGGAGCGCAATCGATGGGGATTAAGTTCTAATGAGCATCCGGGATACTACAAAGAACCTAAGAAGGCTACGGAATCGGGCTACCCAGAATCCTCTAGCGTACTTCTGCCCTACTCCTCCCCAGGAGGCTTGGTTAAAAGATCCCAGTAAGATTAAGCTCCTACTCGGAGGAAACCAAGTAGGGAAAACTTATGCCCAGACCGCAGAACTCCTCTATCGATGCCTCGGTAACCATCCTTATCTACAGACAGATCCTCCACCTATCCAGGCTTTCCTTATTACCCACTCTCACCAGCAGAGTATCACGATCCAAGAGAAGCTCTATGCGATGTGTCCTAAGGATGCTCTCCATCCCTCTTGTGAGTTCGTACCCGGTAGAGGCTTTCGAGGTATCCATCCGGTAGTAAGATTCAATAATGGAAGCATGATACACGTAAAGACCGCTAACCAAGGGCTCGGATTGGCCTCTGCAACACTTTCGTATGTGGCCATCGATGAACCTGTCAGTAGAGAGGTGTGGGGGGAGTTGATCAGCAGGGTTTTAAGAGGGGGAGCAGGAGGAAGTACTGGTACAGTAGGGATAACTATGACTCCAGTAGGACAAGATGTTAGCTACCTTAAGCAGCTAGTAGATGAGGGGAGGGTATCTTGTACGAAGGCTCCCCTTACTGTAGAGAAAACTACTCCGAAGTATTGCAAGCCAATCATATCTCAATCGCAGATCGATAATATCTCTCAGAACTATCTCCCCATCGATAGGGCTGCTCGATTGAATGGAGATTGGGTAGTAGGGGTTCCAGAGGGTAGAGTATTCGATCAGTTCTCCGAGGATATGATATCGAAGGAGCCTGCACCAGTAGGAAACTATTCCTTCTGCATCGGAGTAGACCATGGTTCGCAGCCTAATGCTCAAGTAGCGATCCTCGCAGCGGTAGAAATGAGCGATCCGAGCTCTCCTTGGGTCTATGTACTCGATGAGTATATTTCTGGGGCTGCACCTCCGGAAGCCCATGCACGAGCAATATTGGAGATGCTATCTAGAAACCATATCGAGCCAGCATCTTGTAGATGGACTGGGGATAATATCCACTACGGAGGCTCCGGAGGTGGGAAGATGAGTAACTCGTTACTTATGCGAGCCTTCGAGAAGGTTCTCCAGTATCCGCAAGGTAATCTCCCCTTCAGAATAAGAACGATTAAGAAGCCTCGATATAGTGTATACTATGGCAGTGCTATGATACACTCTATTATGGCCAGAAGGCAATTTTTCATTAGCCCTAAATGCGAGAGATTGATACTTTCTTTGCAAAGATGGACAATGAAGAAGAACCAAAGCGCAAGATCTAAGGATGAGTGGGGTCACTCGGTCGATGCTCTTAGATACTGTGTAGTTCCCACCCTAGAATCCAGTAAAGCAAATATCCCCGGTAAACTAAGGATCTATTGATATGTATAGTAATACTCCACTTAAGCCGTTAGCACCTTCCACAGATGAGCAAGAAAGATGGAACCATACCGCTCTCAGAAAGCGCATGATTATCGGAGCTTGGGAGCAAGATCTGGAGGATGAACTTGCAAGGCATCTCCCAGCAGATCGGAGAGAGGCTTGGGGTCCAGCAGATCTATCGAGCAATCCTTTCGAGCAGATCACTAGACAGTTAAGCGTTCTGTATCATGAAGTACCAGCAGTAACTAATCTTAACGGAGATATCTCCGATCTAACTTCTAGAGAAGGATTGGTAACCAAGGCCGGATTATGGCAACTGATGCAGAGAGCGCAACAGATGGTAATCGGGCTCCGAGAGAGTGCTATTCGAATCGATGTTAATCCTCATGTAGAAGGGGCTCCTACTATCGCTCCTGGTATCCAATATCGTATCGTTACTCCGGATCTCCTGTACTGCGAATCAGATCCCGATAATCCGGATATCCCAGTATACTACCAAGAGGCTCGATTACGAGAGTACCAAGGGAAAGCCTGCTGGGTAGCAGATGTACTCGATATCCGAGATGTGAATAATCCGATCTTCGGTATGTTCAAGATCAATAAGGATGGTACACTCGGAGAAGATGTATCGGAATACTATATGGGCCACCCTACCCACAGAGGAGAAGATTATCCTTATCGAGATGGAGAGGGTAATCCTTTTCTGCCAGTAGTTCTCTACCATGCAGAGAAAACAGGATATCTCTGGGATAGTTATAACGCTTCTCAGATGGTGTACGGATCTCTAACTTCTGCGGTTCTGTATTCTATGTGGGTTCACTTGGTAAGAGATGCCTGCTGGAGCCAGAAGTACGTAGCCGGATTATCTGTAGCCGGATTATCTCAGATCGATCAGAACGAGATAGCCCGGAGATCTTCTATCGCTACCGATCCGAGCTCTATTCTAGTATTCACTCAAGATCCAGATGCTCAAGGCCAGCCCTTAGTAGGTTCCTTCTCTATTCCTACCGATCCCCATGCTCTCCTCGAAAGCATCTCTAAGTACGAGATGAGAGTAGGACTAGCTGCAGGATTATCTCCTTCAGAACTCAGTAGAACGAATGGAGATCCGAGATCGGGCTATGCTTTGGCTGTTTCCAAGAGTGGCCAAAGAGAAGCGCAGAAGAAGTTCGCTCCAGTATTCCGTATGGGAGATGAAGAGCTATTGGCAAAAACTGCTATGCTCGCTAATCGATTCCTCGGTACAGATCTTCCAGAGGATGGATACCGGGTATCGTATCACTCAATGCCATTAACTCCGGATGAGATGAGAGCGCAGAGGGAGGATATTGTACAGAAGATGACTGCAGGCCTAATCTCCCCAGTTCAAGCGGTTATGATGATGTACGATGATATGGATGATAGAGAGGCTCGAGAGTATCTACTTCGTATCCGCAGAGAGAGAGCGGAGTTTATGTAATGTATTGTGATCAGTGTAATAAGCCTATCGAGGAGATCAGTAAGACTATTGTAGAGTGGATATCTTCTGATGATTGGGCTCTGGCTATGTATATTCGATTAGTCCATCCGGGTTGCTGCTATTACGAGAAAAGTAAAGAACTTCTCGAGAGCTTGGATGCTAATGATCATTGGCTACCGCTCCAAGATCTGGAAACTTTCCTCGATATCGCTTTCGAGATGCCTTGGGATAAGGAGAACCTAGCGAAATCCGAGTTTTTAAGATACATTAACCAACGTAACCAACAGCAAAGAGGTACTAATGAAAACAATAACCCATGAGGGAGTAGAATACGTATTGAAAGCCGATATCGAATCTGCCTTCAAAGATCGCATCTCCAAACTAAGCGCACGAGCAATCCAAGCCGAAGAGCAAGCGAAAGCACTCCAGGAGCAGATGGATAACCAATCGGGAGAACTAGAGAAGATCTCCAAGCTCCAAGAGAAAGTAAGTACTCTAGAGCAATCTCTACAGGATGCAGAGAGCAAGTATAGTCGAGTATCTATGCTATCCGAGCAAGGTTTTACCGATCCAGAACTACGAGAAGCTGTAGAATGGGCTTACCAACGCTCTAAGACAGAAGCAACCCTCGAAGATTGGATTAAGGGAATCAAAGAAAAACCGGAAGAAGCTCCCTTAGTACTTAGACCGCATCTCCAAGCGAAGAAGGCTCCAGAAGTCAGTACAGAAAGCGCAGAAGCATCTCCGATGGTGACAGAAGCAGCCCCAGTCCAAGATGCTCCTACTCTCCTTCCTCCGAAAACGAATACCGGAGCGAAACCTGCACCAGTACAGAGCGGAGATATCCTATCTCGTATTAACGATCCAGAGTTTTACCGAGCCAATCGAGAACAGATCCAAAAGGCTTGGAAAGCCCAGCGCAGAACAACCCTATAAACCAAGATCGAAGGAGGTACAATGTCACTAGATCTACGAAGTTCTAATATATATCCGAAAGTGAAAGTTTTCACTGCTAACCAAACTGCTACAGAGATCCAACTACCGAAAACTGCTCGGAAAGTAACGATCGGATGCCAGCAGCACGAGATACACTGGAGTGATACTGGTACACATGGAGTAATACTTGGTAATGATAAGGTTCCTCTCCCTGCTGGTTCTTACATGCAAGTGCATCTTGCTAGGGGTAGAAACCGAAGCCCTAATATCTATATCGCTACCAAGAGCTCTTCTTCTGCTGATGTAGTTCTCATCTTCGAGGAGGAATAATGGCCTTATACTTTGCTCCGAGATCTGATAGACCGCAGATCCACTCCTTTTCGAATAGTACTCAAGTACTGATTAACCATAATCTCGGATATAAACCGATGGTGCAGATAATCCTTTCAGATGGGACTATAGCAGAAGGTGAAGTATCCCATACGGATTCGAATAGCGTGCTAATATCTTTCCAAATTTCACTCTCCGGAGAGATTATCTTGAGATAGTATAGAGAGCGAGGGATACTACCCTCGTAATCTTTTCTTACATGGAGTTAAAAATGCAATTTCTTGCACCTACAAATATTTTTGAAGGGGTCGTTCAACTTAATGAAGATCCTACAGCTGGTAACCACGCAGTAACCAAATCTTACTTGGAAGCTAATGCAGTAGTCGGAATCGCTTCTGATAGCGCAAACTACGCAGAGCTTGTAACTGTAGATGGTGAGAAGCAACTTAAGCTTAAGCCTCTTACTATTACAGATGTAAGCGTAGATACTTCTGCTGCTTCTTTGAGTGCTTGGGTAACTGCCAACTACACTAACGGAGATGAGAAGCAAGAGGGAGATATCATTATCCTTACTGCTGTTTCTGGTCGTGCTGAAACTTGGATCCATAATGGTGGAACTGCTGGAGATGCTACAGACTTCGCAGAGATCGAAGGTGCAGACGTTACAGATGCAGAAATCCGAGCTTCTTTATCCGCTTCTGCTGGTATCGATTTCAATGCTTCTACTGGTGAGTTCACTGCCGATCAAGGTGAGATCCGAGGCTTCTTCGCTGCTGGTACTGGCCTTGCTTATGATGGTGCTAACGGTACTTTCTCTCTCGATACTGATACCGATGGTATCTCCGAAGGTACTACTAACTTGTACTTTACTAATGCTCGTGCTCAAGGTGCTATTTCTGTAGAAGGTGCTGGCCTTTCTTATTCCGGTGGTGCTATCTCTTTAACTGCCGATACTGATGATATCGCTGAAGGTGCTAATCTGTACTTTACAGATGCTCGTGCTCGTGGTGCTTTGTCTGTTGCTACTGTGACTGGTCCAGATATCCAATTGCTCTCTAAAGATGCTAATGGGGTTATGTCAGTTCCTTTGTCTGGTGTATTCCAAGAATTATCTGCTGGCCAAGGATTATCTTGGGATGGTGGTGGACAGTTCTCTCTCGATGCTAATACTGATGATATCCAGCAGTTAGTAGGAGCTACTAACAAGTTCTACGCTGATTCTTTGGTAGATGCTCATCTCTCTGGTGGTACTGCTATCGATTACTCTGCTGGTGTAATCTCGTTCAATGGTGATACTGATGATGTAGCTGAAGGTACTAACTTGTACTTTACCGATGCTCGTGCTCGTAGTGCTATCGCTGCCGATCCTGCTGCTGGTAATCTGGCATCTTACGATAGTGCTACTGGTGAGATCTTGGTAGCTATTTCGGATTTCCGTACTACCTTCGCTCCTCAGAACTTGGCTGCTAATACTTGGGCTACTTTGAACCATCAATTAGGTGAGAAGATCGTTCATGTATCTGCTTATGACTCTAACGGTGACAAGATCCAATTGGATGTTCAATTGGTAGATGCCAATAACGTTAAAGTTAAATCTGTTAAGTCTGTTACTGGCTTGGAAATTGTCGTATCTTTGTAAGATATAATCTCCTCAAAAAGGGGAGAGGGTCGTACCTCCCCCACTCTCCTTCCTCCCCTCTTCTGGGGAGGTTTTTTTTATCCTTGCAATAGGGCTATTTTTGCTATAAGATACAGATGGGTAGGGTCGCTCCCGAAACAGCAGAAGAGCCCAAAAACTTCTATTTATTCCCCTTACATATGGTGTAATCATGGCAAATGAAATTACTTTTACTGGGCTTGAGGGAGATCTTCGCTTAAGCCAGATGATATCTGCGGAAATTCGCTTACTCTTGAAGGATTCCGTAAATCTTCGTAACACTCCTTTCGTAGACTTCGTAGGAAGCATTAACGGTATGGGTTCTGATACCATCCGAGTACGACAAGCTTTCTTAGATGGTGAATCGGGATTCACTGAGTTTACTGGTGCTACAGAAGAAAACGCAGTAGCTAACACTGCTCTCGTAGACTCTCATACAGATGTAGTCTGTAAACGACAGAGTTTAGCCTACTCGATCACTGATCTCGCTTCGATGACTGGGATGGGTGCTGATATCGATCCTTTCCGTATCGCTGAGCATATCGCTAAATCTTACGATGCTTTGTTCGCTAAGTTAACTGCTGCTTTGTTCGGTGGTTTTACTGCTATTGTTGGTGCTGGTGCTGCTATGAGTGTAGATACCTTCATCGATGGTATCCAAACCTTAGAAGCTGCTAGTAGCAATAAAGGTGCTCCTGGTCCTTATGTTTGTGTATTGCACCCTGCCCAATATGCAGAATTGCAAGACAGTATCCGTAGTGAATCTAGCATCTTAGCTTTCAATCCTGCTTCTTATGAGGCTATCTCTGCTAAGGGATCACACTATAAAGGAACCTTTATGGGTGTTGAGATCTATACTAGCTCTTACGTAACTAATGATGGAACTGACTACGCTGGTGCTATGTTCGCTCCTGGTGCTATCGGTTATGCTACTGGTATGCCTAATGCTCTTCCTGGTGCTGTTGAAGCTATGGAAATGGGTGAGGTTATGGTAGAGATGGATCGAGATGCTGCTAAGGCTCTTACTAAGGTTGTAGGACATGCTTACTTAGGTATGGCAATCTTGGAAAATGCTCGTGGTGTTGAGATGGCTTCTGCGGTCTAATCGTTTTCTCCGTTCGTTGTGGTGGGGGCTCTCTTGGGCTCCCATCTTTTAATCTTTTAATGAGGTACAAATTATGAGTTTTTCTCCGCAACCTTGGGCTCCAGTTCAACAAACCCAAGATAAGCTCCTTCCAGAGCAACCAAACCACCCCTTTTTCTATAAATGGCATCCTACCAATTGGACCTTCCAATATTTCGAGAAGGAAGTAACGAAGGGTAAGAGCACAAAGATAGAGCTTAAGGGCTATTTTATTCCAACTGTACGTATGGAGAGAATCATCCCCGGAGTGAATGGAGTACACCAAGTACAAGGAGAGATCGGAAACCCTGGATCTCGTATTGGAAAACTCCAGCAAGAAGGATGGATCTATCTAGACCCCGGAAAGTTTCAATATGTACACCAGTACCGAGTACGAGGTGGAAGATATCACTGTTCTAAGTTCCAATCTGTACGAGTAGTAGGAAACCGAGTAATTAAAAACTTCGATAAGGATGCTTTCGCTCGCTGGAGTGTATCTCTCGCAGTAGATGGAACCTTCCAACCTATCGAGCCCCACTTCTGGGAGCTCGAAGCTCTTAAGCTTGAGAAGCCTATCCGAAGATTACAGAATACCCAGCATATTCCAGAAGTTAAGCAGAAGTTAGAAGAGCAATACAAACTGAAGAAGGATATGTTATCATTTATCGAAGAGTTCAACAAGATCGGATTAGAGATCTATAAGGATATGTAATGGCAACCAGTACTCCATACGCTCCACAAATCAAGATACCAGAGCTTCTCGAACGAGGGAAGAGTAATACTTCTATCCTCCCTATCTATCGAGATGGAGTACTCGTAGTTCCTACAGAGGTTCGATACACTCTATATAAACCAAACCAAGACAAGTTAATCGATAATGCTGCTGCTTCCTTTCCTGGTAATATTCCTACTTTCGTTCATAGTGCATCTATCCTCCCCGAAGAAACAACCCTCGGAGAGGGGTACTTGCAAGAGTGGAAGATTACAATTGTAGGAGAGGTATTTACTTTCCGTAGAATGGCATCGGTAGTCCTTCGGAGGCTCTACCCAGTAGTATCCGATGGAGATCTTACTGCTACTTACTCTCAGTTAGCAGATATCAGACCTTCCAATCTTACCTCGTACCAAACCTATATCGATGAAGCTTGGTATACAATGATCCAGAGGATGAGAACCGAAGGAGGAGGCCTGGAATACTTGGTAATGAGTGCAGAGGCTTTCCGGGCTGCTCATCAGAATCTAGCCCTATATTATATCTTCCGAGATTTCCACTCGAGCCTTGGCCAATCGAACGGAAGATATCTAGATCTTGCCAATGAGCACTTTGCTCAGTATCGAGATGAGTGGAAGCGGATTAACTTCGTATATGACCATAATCACGATGGACAAACTGCCAACCCAGAAGATCGAGTAGCCAAGCAGCCTGTAATCTATCTGAATGGTAACGGTCGCTTCTCTCGTAGATTTCGGAGAAGATGATGGGGCAATCTCTATCCAGTATCCGAAGAGGAATAGCATCGAAGATCGAAGAGATATCGGGCTTCAAGGAATCTAAGCATACCCCGGATTATTTCGGGAGAACTGAGAACACAGTAGCCCATAAGGCTTTCTCTATCTCCGTAGCGAGTTCTACTGCTATGGAAGAAAGACAGAGAAGAGCGGTAGGAGTGTACTTGGCTACTCCGATGCAGGTTCTTTTCTCGTATCGCTTAAGACCTCTCGATATCTACCCTACGGATTACGATGGGAGCCTAGATGCAGAGGAAGAAATCATTAACAAAGTACTCGAAGCCTATCCTACAGATAATCAGTTTTCTATCCGCTATCTAAGCTCCGATAGAACGGTTACAGATAGTCAAGAGTATATTATCATTACTCTATCGTTCAATATTCTACACACTATCTAACCGCATCGGATAGAATAGTAATCATTATCCCCGGAGGCCCTCATGGCATATTCAACAATCCCTAAGACTAAACGAGATGGTGTTATTACTCTTCTCGATGGTACTGCAACCCCAGTAGAGCTCGAAGTAGCCTACGAAGATGGTAACTTTACTTTCTCAGATCCCCAGCAGTTCTCAGAACTCGTAGTAATGGATCGAGGAAACTTCGCTGCTATCCGTAAGCAAGATGAGCAAGCCAAGAGCGGATCTTTCTCTTTCCACTTCAGACAGTTCACAGATGCAGCAGAAGCCGGATCGGTTCGAGATTTCATTAATCAAGCTGGTAACTACTCGGGTAATGTTTCTACTGGTATTAATGGTACTCCATACGTAGAGCACTACACTATCGATATCAAGTACACAGCAGATAGTCCAGATACTGCAGAAGCCGATCACGTGGTTACACTGAGTAAATGTATCTGTTCTTTGGACTTCTCAGAAGGTGATCCCTCATCATTTACGCTTAACTTCACTTGCTACGGTGGACTTACTGTAGCTTAATGGCATAAGGAGGTACTATGCTATTTTATCTTGGTAAACTTGGAACCCATGAAGGAAAAATCCCCTCTTCGATTGCTACTTGCTTAGACTTCGTAGCGATCTGGGGGAGCGATCCGAATCGAGCCCAGCTTGGGAGGCTATGTGCTGCTGCTATTGCGGTATCCGTAGACCACAAGCGAGTATTACCTGCTTACAATCTCAATAGCGGAGATCCGATTGCTTATGGGCATAAGGTTCTAGATCGTTTATTGGATGCAGGAGTTACTCCGGGTAAGGTTTACGAGATGGGCTCCGAGGCTCTCTTGGAGATGATGAAAGTTATCCCCAGTGAGAAAGAGGTAGAAGATCGAGCAAATTTTACGCAAGAGGGAGAGGATCGCTAGACCTCCTTGCACTAAGGATCTCTCTCCGATGGGGGAAAGATCCTTTATGGTTTTACTCTCTCCCAGAAGATCTACGGATCTCTCTCCTTGCTGAATATCGATTATCTACCGAAGATTCCAAAGAAGCCAAAGATAGACAAGAGCGGATAAAAAGGGCTAGAATGGAGGAGATGCTAAGGGGTTAACCATGAAAAAATTTACAACAAAGAGAGCCGGAATAGAGATAGATACAGATCTCCAAGAATTTTATACAGGCTTTCTCGATAAGGTTGCTCCCAATGCTCGAAAGATCCTTACTGATGAGATGGAGAAGATCGAACGAGATGCTAAGAAAGATTGGCCAGTACGAAAGCCCCAGATCAGAAAAGATAAAGAGGGTAATGTGGTTTTCTACAGAGAAGTATCTAAGGGCTCTTGGAAGATGTTCGAGAGAGGATTTCGCATAACTGCTAACGGAGATTTCGAAGCCTATCTAACTAATCGGGCTCCTTACTCTTGGGCTATAAAGTTTGGAGTAGATTCGGAAAACAATAGAAGGCAAGATATTATCCAGCCTCAAGGAAAGCGAGTAGCCCAGGAACTCATGATTAAGCCCCAGCGGAAAGCATCTAGAAAGATCGTAAAGGCTCTAGCCGATGATCTAATGCGGAGGATCTAATGGCAGAAGAGAAAAGAAGTATATCGATCTCGTATAAGGCAGATCTCAAGGATCTGATTAACAAGCTTAAGCAGATGCCTAATGTAACCGAGGCAGAAGCTAAGAAGATGGTATCCGCTCTCGATAGGCAACTGAAGCAAGCGGAGAAGGCAGCAAAGAAGAGCGCAGAGGCTAGCTCCAAAGCAGCAAAGCAAGCCAGCCAAGCCGCTCGAAGAGGTGCAGCAGATTTCGAAGATATGGCAGATGCAGCCCGAAGAGCAGAAGAACGCTTGGAACGAGTGGGGGAAGCATCCGGAGATATCGATAGGGGATTCTCTTCTATTGGATTGGCTCTTAGAGGAGTTAATCCTCAATTGGCAGAGGCAGCAGATGGATTGGCAGATGCTTTCGCAGTTACAGAAGGCTTAACTATGTCCTTTGCTGCTCTTAATCCCCTTGTGCTCGCTGCTGGGGTTGCTATTGGAGCCTTAACTCTTGGCTATGTAGCGCATCAAGCAGAACTAGAGAAGGTTAAGCAAACTACATTAGATCTCCGAGATGCTCAGAAGGCTCTAATCGAAAGCCAGGAAGCCCAGCAAAGAAATCTAGAAGATGCAGCCTCGAAGGTACGAGAGCAGAGATTAGAGTATCAACTTCTTACAGGTCAGATCTCCGAATACCAATACAATCTGGAGAAGGCTGGGGAAGCTGCTTACGAATCCTTCCGGGGTAATATTGAAGGTGCAGAAGCTTCCGTAAAGGAGACTTCTTTACTGTTGGGTACAGTTCAATCCTTAATCGAAGCCAATAAGCAAGGAGCGGAAGCGAACGTAATACTCTCAGAGCAAGAGATCGAACGATTAAGAACTCTCCAATTACAGAACAATACTGTAAAGAATAGCCTTGATCTAACTAAGCAAGGATTAGACCAGAGATCTGCTCTTCTGATTCTAGAAGATGAACTCCAAAGCAGAAAAGCACTCGAAGAGAAGAAAGTACAAGCAATCCAAAAGATGCAAGAGGAATCCAAAGATCTTGCTATGGAAATGGTCACTCTTGAGAAAGAGCTTACAGATGCAACCGAAGAAGCAGCAGCCCAAGCCGAACGCAGAGCCAAAGCATCCGAGAGAACAGTACAAGCAGAAGAAAAAACTATCGATGCTCTAGAGGAAGCCTTCGCTCTCTCTGATGATATTCTGAAGGGGAAAGCTCTCCAGGATAAGATGGATCGGGCTATGGCAGAAGCCTTCCTCGATGATGAAGGGAAGAAGAAACTAGCCCAGCAAGATCGCATTAATGCAGAGATAGAGGCTATTACTAGGCTCGGTATCGCTACCAATAGAGAAGCCGAGGCTGCTATGGCAATCGAAGCCCTAAGACACCAGGGTAAGATGGAGAATCTCGAAGTAGAATCGGAAACCGTTACAGGCATCTTAGAACAACAATTGGAGAACTCCCAAGCGGTTATGGGTTCCTTCTCTGCTCTTACCAGTAGCCTAGAGCAACTCATGCAACAAAAGATGGAAGTAAATACCATCGATGTAGAAGCAGGAAAGAAGCAGCAAGAAGTACTCGATACACTTACCGAGAAAGAGAGAGAAGCCCTTAAACGTAGAGCCCATGCAGCGATAGCCCTCTTCCAACTATCGAAGGCTGCATCTCTGGCAGAGGTAGCGATGACTACTGCGGAGAACGTAGCGAAAGCCCAAGGATACGGGCCAGTATTGGCTCCAATCATGACAGGATTAGCAATTGCTACTGGAACTGCTCAGGCCGCAGTAATCGCTAGTCAACCTGCACCCCAAGCCCAGTTCCATATGGGAGGGATGGCCCCAGATGAGATGGGGGCTAGAGTATTGCGAGGAGAGGCAGTATTAGATAGAGCTACAGTAAGAAGAATCGGAGGAGAGCAAGGGGTTCGAAATCTCCAGCAGGGAGGCTCTCCAAGTGTACAGACAGTAGTAATCCAACCGTTTAAGCACTTCGGAAGGTTCGCAGCAGATCTCGGAATAAGAAAAACTAAGCAAGTAGGAATACGAGGATATTAAGATGGCCAATATAACACCAGACTATCTAAGAGGGTTCTTAATCCCTTCTATCTCCATCTCGAAGGATAATATATGGAATGCTCAATCTAGATTCTCCCAAGCCAATCCGAGAAGCGGAATACCAGAAGCGCAATCTGAAGGAGTAAACCTTACTGTATCCTCTATTGGTACTCAATCTGAAGAAATTACATTAAACACCATCCAAGGAGGGCTCCCCGGAGATGCTCTCTTCACTTGGAAGGGAGAGGATGATATTGATCTTGGTAACGATGCACCTCATATATTAACCGAGGCAGGCTATTGGAGATATTCCAATAGTAGTGCCACTGGTACTTACTTTGATAGTGATTGTGTATCCTCACTTGATGGTACTATGTGGGTAATATCCGAATCTTCTGATAGTAGTAATAGATATACCATAGGTATTAGAAGACAAGAAAAGAACGGTGCTATAACATTTATAAAAACCTTTTTTAGTAATGTTCTAGTAGGAACTCCAAGTTATTACGCTAACCCTGCAATAACTAGATTGCAGGATGGTTCTCTATTAGTAGCCTATTTCCCATATGATTCCAATAATATAAAGGTTCACCGAAGTCTTGATAATGGGGATACATGGAAGGAGATCGCTCCTAAAGGATTGAACGTAGGAGTTAGTACTACCCAATATACTCCGGTTAAGATGAGGATGGTATCCATCGATAATACTGTGGTTCTCTTTATTGAGCTTGATGAAACCTTAAATCCAAATCGATTAGCGCAGTATGTATCGAGAGATGGAGGTACAACTTTTACCCTCGTAGATTCAATCTCTCAGTACTCGGATGGAAGACTTCATGAGCCTAGTCCGGTAGCCCTTCCGGATGGTTCTATTGGTATTGCTTGTTTAACAGAGCAAGATGAGCTACATTTTATTAAAATACCTTCTCCGGGGATTCGTGCATCTTCTTCATATTGGAGAAATGATAACCAGTATGAGATTAATACTACTCAAACCTTTGCATTATTAAATGGAGATCAGTTACAGTATGGTAATGTTACTGCATGGTATCATAATGGTTTAATTTGGGTCGTAGCGCAACAATATGGCAATGGTAGACTAATCGCTTTTTATTCGGAAGATTTCGGAGTTAATTGGGATTATGCTGCTGGTAATACCGTTGCAAATGCTAGAATTCTTGATTATGGTTCGAATAATGACAGATTAGTAAATCTATCTTCTTGTGTACATGAAGGAAGAGTAAAGATTATAGGGCATGAAAATAACAGTGTATGGATGCTAGGCTTTGGTGGATATAGTAGTTTCTGTTACCCTGCTCGATCGGTTAGTCCCATTAGAAGTAATTATCTCCGCTGGGAAGCAACTTATATTCCTGTAGCCCTACCAGGTAATACTAGCATATTTGGTACTTCTGGTACGGGTACACAATCTTTAAACGGTGATGGATTATTAATTACTACTACGAATAATAATCGATACTATACTACTAATCATTATGGTAGTTATTTTACTGAAGGTATAGTAATCAGATTAAGATTACAAGTAGATCAAAATACCCAAGGGGTTGGCAATAATTATATCGCTTTAGAAGTTAATCAAGATAATTCTACAAACAGTACGCAATTAACACTTCGTTTTTCTACTACTACCATTCAAGTTAGAGATAGTGTAGGAGTTAAGGCTACCATAACTCACGATATGACAGAGAGCACAGAGATCGTAATTGGTATTACGGATCGCAATGCTGAAATTTACTATCGAACCTATGATGGAGCCCAAGCAAAAAAATGGAGCCTTGAAGAAATAAGTGGAATAACCAAAGGTTCATCGGGTCTTGGTAATACCATCAAATGGGGTCATTTAGTCGCTAGTGTATTTGGTACTTTTCAATCTCATTGGCAAGAGGTATTTATAGCTACTGGAGAACCGGCTGGGCTATTCGATTTCTCTATTCGAGGTGCTACCTATCCTCCTCTAGGAGAGTATCAGTATATCGATGGAGGATTAGCGATTACTGCTAAGGATGCTCCAGCAAGGGGAGGGGATGAATATAAGATTACTCCTCGATATGATTACGGAATTGAGAATATCTTCCATAAGATATCTTTATCTCCGAGAGTAGTATGGAGATCTGCAGATCAAAGTTTCCAAGAGATCCCCATCTTCGTAGATCCAATAGTACAGGATATGGAGAAGAGCCTCGGATGCTCTGATATGTTTGGAATCCATCTCTCTAATATCAACTTTCGATTATTTCGTATTAGGATATGGAATGGAACCCAGTGGAATGTTTTCGCTACCGTAGATACTTCTGCAGATTATACCAGTACTTACATTAAGAAGGGTAATACACTTATCTCGAATAGTGCTACCAAAGATTTTATACTTCGATATGGAGAGGCTATTGGATGGAGAGCTCGATTATTCGATCCTGTATCGAAAGCCAATGTTTTTGTTAAGATTATTATGAACTCCGAAGGAATCTGGACTACATATAATCGAGTAAAGCAAGCGGTAATCCAATACGATACCAGTATTACCGATCCCAGTACTATTCCAGCGAACGGAGAGATTTATCTAATCCCCGATTCGGTTACCTTCCTTAAATCTAGATTAGATGGTGTTAATCTTGGGCAATATGTTTGGATGTTAGAAGTAAGTGCACAAGATAGATTAGAGGATTACTTCCAGATTGGAACGATGCTTATGGGCTCCGTAGCCTTCCCTGCTCCGCAGTACCAGAGAGGGAGAACGATTACTTACTCTCCAAATATCCAGACTCAATCGAGCCTCGATGGTATGTTCTTCTCTCGTAAGATGAGTGCAGGAAGGAGAACTGCTTCCGTAGCTTGGACAGAGCCCATTGATACTACAAGATTAAACGATCTCGATCCGGATTACTGGCAGGTATCCTCCACTTCTGGAGCGCAACCTGTAGCAAACTATGGAGATCCGCATCTTCTAGAGGGTATCTTCCGATACTTGAATAATCGAGAGCCCTTGGTATATCTTCCGAGTATTGAGAAGAATCCTACAAACGATCAGATCTTATTAACCGCTAGGGATTCTCATATGCTATGTAGAACAACCGGAGAGATCACTGTAGAGAGTGTACTCGGAGAAGAGCGATTAAATGAGATGTTCCGGGTATCTACAGTGAACCTAGAGGAGATTGAGTAATGATAACTATACCGAAATCGAGCATCGAGCAGGGAGATATATGCTTTCTGCTCGATATATCCTATTATGGAGCGGTCTATCGGTTCTCTACGGTTCCTATTGATATCGAAGATCTAGCGGAGAATACTACTATTCCATATCGAGGAGCCCTCTCCGATCCTCCAATAAATCTACAGAGCGATCTTCTCGGAGTAGATCTAGAAGCCAATACTATCTCGATGGAGTTAATCTTCGAGGAAGTAGATTGGGTATCGGAGTTCCTTAAGGGGAGAACGCTTAACGATGCTCTCTGCGAGCTCTCGATGGTGATTATCAAAGATGGTAAAACAGACTTTACCCAGCAAGATAAAATATCAGTATTCAAGGGCAGAGCACTCGGAGCGATCTTTGGTTCTCCAGATGCTCCGAAGGGGACAGTATCCTTTACTATCGAAAACTCGGTTAATGTTCGGGTAGTTAAGTTACTTGGATCTGAACATGTAATTGCCGAAGACAATTACAATATCGATATCATAGAACAGAGTAAAGGTAAGGTGGTTCCTTTCGTATTCGGTAATTTAGGTACTGCTCCTAGAGAGGCTGCTAATAGTGTTGTATTTGATGATGATCTCCATGTAGCCCCAGCCTATCAAGCTGGAGGTACTAGTACTCTCCTTACTCAATACTTCCAAGTAGCCTATCATCATGTATACAGTCCCAGTAACTCTCTTATTCAAATCTTCGATGGTAAAGGTGGATCGTTTTCTAACTATGCAATAACCGCAGTAGATAACAAGGGATTTATCCATACGTATGTACCTTTTTATATTACGGACTCCGGACCACCAGAAGGAACTAACGTACAGTTAGATAACTTCCAAGTATCGAGTCCGGAGCTTTCCTTTACTTATTATGCTAGCTGGGGCCAGAGTAAAGGAGGAGTAGCTAATATCGATGGTTCAGGACCATTAGAAGGAGCGGTAGATATCTCTCTCTATGCTTTGGAAAAGAGCGGGCTATTCTTTGATTTTTCATCTTGGCAAGGGCTATCCGCAGTACTCAATCGATACAAGTTTGGAGGCTATGTAAATGACCTCGATATTAATGCATATGACTGGGTAAAGGATAATATCTGGGATCTGCTTCCTATTATGGTAGTCAACGGAGGGAAGGGGATACAGGTTTCTCTCAATCTCTATACGTACTCTCAAGAAATTATACCATCCCATAACATAATCGAGAGTGGAGAGTTCGAGATTATAAGCCCTCTTACTCCTCTTGAAGGTGAGATTATCAATAAGATTACAATCCGATTCGGATGGGCTGGGCAGTTAGGTTCCTTTAGAGCGCAGGTAGTTATCGATCCTACTTTGAAAGAAGATCAACCTATGCAATATCGAGATCCCCTAGCCTATATCTCTTATACTCGTTACGGACTTCGAGAGAAAGTAATCGAAGCTCCTTACGTGTATGACTTCCAAACCGCAATAAGAATAGCCAGAGATAAGATCCGGGCCCATGCTCTAGGGAACTACGCTATCGAGATCTCTGCTGCTCCAAAGTATGGATATCTAGATCTCGGAGATATTATTGCGATTACTTCGGATACAGTCGGACTAACAGAACACAAATGCCAAATAGTATCGAAATCTTGGAATGATAACCGCTGGAGATATGTACTTCATATCGAAGATAACCCACTCGTAAACATACGAGAGTAAACTTTCCCCTTTTTCTCATCGAATCGGAGTATAGTAGCCTTATGATAGTATTCTTAGATAGACAGCACGCAGGGAAGCCAGATAAGATCGAAGATCGAGGAGCTTCCGTTATGCCTACTCCTGCTTTCGGTAATGGTATGGAGGCAATCTATACCGGGTATCTCTCCATCATGATTGAGGAGAAACTAATCGAGCATGGTGTTAAGGTTATGCCAATCTCTGATGGGAAGTACTCAGATAGGCATAAGCGAGTAAACGAATACTCCAAGCGGTTCCAAGAGAAGCAAGTATATCTCTCCCTCCATCTCAATTGCGGAGGTGGTGACTATGCCAGTTTTTTCCACATGGGTAGCGCAGGAGGAGCCTCCTTAGCAAGTTCGATCTGCGATAGATTAAGAGAGAAGCAGTTACCCGGATTATCTAGATGCCTTCCCAAGGTAGCCTCTAGCGAGGATTGGACTAAGAACGCTTGGTACACAATACGAGGAGTAGGAAACCCAGTAGCAATCTGCTGCGAGCCCCTTTTCATGGATACCCATCGAGATCTACTTTGCTTAGAGCATCTCCGTTCTATTGCTGATTCGATCGCTGCTGGTATCGTAGCCTGGAGTCTGTAATGGAAGAGAATCTCTTACACCTTATTCTTAACGGAGGAGCTAACGTTGCCTTCGGTTTGTTTTTATATATGCAGAATAAAGAGCTTCAGAAGCGAGCAGATGAGAGAGAAGCCAAGCAAGATAAGAAGGAAGAAGATCTCCGGGCTCGATACGATAAGGTAATCTCTGATATGCAAGCCAGAGAAGATACCATGCGAAAAGAACTGGTATCGGAGATAAACGATCTAGATCGTAAGGTAACGATGCTAGAAACTAAGTTAGAGCATATATACCAGATCGTAGATGAGATTAAGGCTCGGTTCTTGCGGGTAGGATAATCCTCTCTATCTCCCCATCCGTAAAGAGATCCCAAGATGCTCTCTTGAAGATGGTTAAGTCTTTCGGGCCTGTATTCTCTACTGTAAACTCTGAGAGGAAGGGTACTATCCCATCGATCGCAGTATAGAGCCTTCTGGTATCTATGATTGCCATCCAAACCTTGTTATTATACAGGAAGCCCTCCATAGTCAGATCGGAGAGCTCTCCTCCGTTCTTTATGGCATCTAGCCTAGATGCAATCTCCAAGCCCATCTCCGGGTACTTGGTTCTCTTCCATCGTAGAGCGAAGTGCCTGCAGGGTCTAGACTTCCATAATCGAGCGGATACGGTGAGTTCCTTATCGGTATCTTTTTCTGTATATGTATAGTCTATTCCGTACTTCAGATCCCGATCGGTTCCAATCTCTGTTCTCCATTGGCCAGGAAAGCGATCTCGAAGGGTTGGTACTACATATTGGAACCATAAACGATCGGATTCTCTTAGTCTGTATTGCGTATTCATATCGTAGCCTCCGATACGATAGCAATATAACACAAAAAAGTTTATTTATTTTCTTCTTTTTTCTTTACACAGTATAGAAAACTATGTTATAGTAAAGTATACTCAATGATGAGTAATAACAAGAGGTACTAACCATGAAAAATCGTAAAGCAACCAAAGCAGTAGTTATCAATGAACTTTTACAACTTCAAGCAATCCAAACTAAGCAGATGAAGAAGCATATCAAGTTGGGTAACACTAAGATCGTAGAAACTTTGAAGCAACAGATCGATATCATTAACGAAGATCTAGCTAAGATGCTTGTCAAGTAATCAACTAACTAACCGGGGAGGATCTTCCTCCCCATCTAACCAGAGGTACAAACAATGAAACAATCTATAACCCACACTATCTGCTGCCATCTTCTAGTAGCAGTATTATTTTCTTGCTGCTTTATCGCATATTCTTTCCTTGTATGGTTGCTGGGGGTCTAAGATGAATAAGCGCAGAAGAAACTATATAAAAGAGAACGGAAGAAACAAACTTAGAGAGATGAGCAATAAGCGAACCCCTCCGAAGCCTATTGTATTAGATCAATTCGATTACGTTAAGCAGATTGGAGAGCTCTGCAAGGTCTGGAGCCCTACTTACTGTACTTGGGTCTGGGAAGCCTCCTGCCAAGTAAACGGATTAATCTTGCGTAAAGAGTTCTGTGAACCAGATCCTTTGGTAGCTGTTCGATGGAGCCAAGAGAAGTTTAAGGCTATCTCTAATCCTCAGTTCGCTACTATGATGCAAGCTGCTATCGCTAATAGTGAGTTTACAATCGAAGATATCGCAGATGCTATCGGTATTTCTAAGAATGGGATATCTAAGTGGATTTCGGGAGATACCCATCCAACAGTACCAAGCCTTCTTAGATTATGTAAGATGTTATACCCTATTAAGTGGGAAGAACATTATCTTACACTCTCGAAAGTAGTAGAGATGGAGCGCATCTAATGTGGAAACTAGCATATCAAGGTATTATCCAAGGTCCCCC